GCCGGCATGGCCGATGTGGTGCAGACCGAAAAGGTCGATCGCATCAATGCCGAGATCACCGCCCTGCAAAAGGCGCTCGACGAAACCAACGCCATGCTGGCAGCGGTGAAGGTCGGTGGTGTCGGCGGGACGACCGATCCGGACAAGGCCGAGCATGCACAGGCCTTCGACCGCTTCTTCCGCCGCGGCGTCGATGCCGGCCTGCGTGATCTGGAGGTCAAGGCCAAGCTGACCACGCAGTCCGATCCCGATAGTGGCTATCTGGTGCCGGAAGAAACCGAAGCCGGCATCGATCGTGTGCTCGGCACGGTGTCGACGATCCGCTCGCTCGCCCGCACCATCTCGATCTCGACCAATACCTACAAGAAGCTGGTCAATATGGGCGGCGCAACGTCCGGCTGGGTCGGCGAGGAACAGGATCGTCCTGGCACGGCCACGCCGACGTTGCGTGAGATTGCCATCAATACCGGCGAGATCTACGCCATGCCCGGCGCCACGCAGACCTCGCTCGACGATGCCCGCATCGATCTTGCCGCATGGCTGGCCGACGAGGTGTCGATCGAGTTCGCCGAGCAGGAAGGAGCGGCCTTTGCCAATGGCGATGGCATCAACAAGCCGCGCGGCATTCTCGCCTACGACACGGTGGCGAATGCTTCCCATGTGTGGGGCAAGATCGGCTTCGTTGCGTCGGGGAAAGCGGATGGCTTCCTGGCTGCGACCGCTTCGGTCAGTCCGGCCGACTGCCTGATCGATCTCTATTATGCGCTCAAGTCCGGCTACCGGAACGGGGCATCGTGGCTGATGTCGGATGCGACCATGAACACGGTGCGCAAGTTCAAGGATGCGGAAGGCGCCTATATCTGGGCGCCGCCATCGGGTGCAGCCGAAGTCGCCACTATCCTCGGCAAGCCGGTCTACACCGACGACAACATGCCGGCGGCAGAGGCCAGCAAGTTCCCCATCGCCTTCGGGGACTTCGGTCGTTCCTACCTGATCGTCGACCGCATCGGCATCCGGGTGCTGCGTGATCCGTTCACCTCGAAGCCGAACGTCCTGTTCTACACGACCAAGCGCGTCGGCGGCGGCGTGGTCAACTTCGAGGCGCTCAAGCTTCTGAAGATCAGCACCTGATCACCGGCGTGATCCAGCAGCGGGCGGCCATCACACGGTCGAAGGACGGTCGCCCGTCTCTTCATCATTCCCATTCATCGAAAGGACTTCTGTCATGAAGGACGGTATCTCCGGCCTCGGCCTCGTTGCATCGCTGGTTCCCGCCGTGGTCACCGCCACGACCAAGGGCAGCCATGCCGATCTGCAGGGCTTCAACTCCGCAACCCTGATCATCAATACCGGCGCGATTGCCGGCGATGGCCTCTTCGTCGTCGCCATCCAGGAGAGCAACACCACCACGGATGGCGATTTTACCGATGTGGCGGCCGGCGATCTGCTTGGAATCCTGCCGGCAGCGCTCGAGGCCAGCACGGTCTACAGCCAAGGCTACAAGGGCACGAAGCGCTATATCCGCGCCGTCATCACCAAAACCTCGGGCACGTCGATTGCCGCCGGCGCGGTCTTTGCGCTCGGCCATCCCCACGACGCGCCGATCGCCTGACATCATCCGAAGCGATCAGCCCATCGTTCGGCCGAACGGCTGGTCGCTTCTCTTTATTATATGGACCTGAAACCATGCTCGCTCCCGTCCGCACGGTTGCGCCTGCGTCCATGCCGGTGACGCTGGCCGAGGCCAAAGCCCATCTGCGTGTTGATCATGATGACCAGGACGATCTGATCACCGCCCAGATCAAGGCGGCGACGGCATATCTCGACGGCTATGCCGGCATTCTCGGCCGGGCGCTGATCACTCAGACCTGGCGGCAGGATCTTGCCGGCTTTGCCGATCGCCTGCCTCTGCCAGTATCGCCGGTGATCGCCATCGTCAGCGTCAGCTACTGCGACGTCGGCAATGTGGTGCAGACATTGGACGCCGGCGTCTATGACCTGTTTACCGACACGCGTGGCGCCTATCTCACCCTGCGGCCGGGGCAATCCTGGCCGGCCACCTTCCGTCGCGCTGACGCCGTCTCCATCACCTTCATCGCCGGCTTTGGCGCGGCGGCCGACGTGCCTGAGCCCATCCGCCAGGCCATCCTGCTCATCGTCCAGCGGCTGTTCGATGGCGCTGACACCGAAATCGATATCGCCATCGAGGGCACCGTTCATGCCCTGATTGCACCCTACCGGAAAAGTCCGATCTGATGGCCAGGATCACCGCCAACGATCTGCGTGATCGTGTCAGCTTCGAAAAGCGCGAGGAGATCGATGATGGCTATGGCAACACCTATGGCCAGTGGGTGCCACAGTTCGAGCGCGACGCCTGCATTCTACTCTCCAAGGGCGGCGAGACCGTCATTGCCGCACGCCTGCAAAGCGTTCAGCCGGCGCTGATAATCGTGCGCTACGATGCCGAGACCGCAACCATTACCGCTGCCTGGCGGCTGATCGAGACCCGTTCCGGCACCACCTACAACATCCGCACATCCGCCGACATGGAGCGGCGCGGCCGCTTCATCACCATGCTTTGCGAGGCCGGCGCGCCAACGTGACCGTAACCCTGGCGTGGGCCGTGGCGGGCCAACGATAAGAACGAAACCCTGATCGCACCCCGCCTGGCGCAAGAGCTATGCGTCCTGCCTTTACACTGGCATGCCCGCGAAAGGACATCATCATGAACGCCAACGTGCCCACCGGCGCGGCGACCCTGCCTGCGTCCGACAAATATCATGTTTACCGGCCCATGCTCGACTTGATCGGTTTTGCCGAGGGCACCGACCGAAAGCGCGGCTATAATGAAACGCTCGCCTATGGCGCCTTTACCGGCGGCGACGTCGATCTGGTTGCCATGACATTGCAGGAGGTTGATGCGCTGCAGACCCGGATGCTGAAGCATCCGGACAACCGCTTTAACTCATCAGCGCTCGGCCGCTACCAGATCGTCCGCACCACGCTGCGGACGATCGCCAAGACGCTCAAGCTTCCGCCGTCGGCACTGTTTGATGCCGAGATGCAGGACCGATGCGCCTGCTACCTCCTCGGCCTGCGTGGCATCGACAAGTATCTGGCGGGGCGGCTCTCGGAAGATACGCTGATCAACAATCTTGCCCATGAATGGGCTTCGCTCCCCACTGCGATGGGCAAGGGTGCTTATGCCGGCCAGAACGCAGCTGTCGGTCCGGATCGCGTACGTCAGGTTCTTGTCGAGGTTCGGAAACGCCATGGCGCAACCCAGCCAGCACGCGAGATTGTGGTTGAGAAGGAAATCGACAAGCCTGTGGTTCCGGTCAGCGTTGAAACAGAAATCCGCAAGCGTACCGATCAGTGGAGCTGGATCACCACCATCTTCGGCTCGGGCAGTGCCGGACTTGCCGCACTTGCTGGCATGGACTGGCAGTCTGTTATGGCAATCGGCGCGCTTGCGCTGGGCGGGCTCATCATCGCGCTGCTGTTACGGCGTCAGATTGTGTGTGCCGTCAGAGACGTGAGAAGAATTATCGAGGGGTGACCGTACAAATTGAGACAATGGTATTAGGCATAAGCAGCGCTCAATAAACAAATTTCACGCACTCACGAAATTGCTCACAGAACTTGCCACCGTTCGATTGCGACCGCTCCTTTTAGCTTCGTAAAGGCGATTATCGGCCGACTTATAAAGATGCTTCCATCGACCGCCCGTCGCGGTCGCTATGCCGAAGCTGGCTGTTATGCGGGCTCGATCAACAACATGCGAAAAATTTGCCTCCGAAATAGCGGTGCGAAATCGCTCCGCGCATTCGTAAGCTTCTGTGCCGTCTGTGTCTGACAGAAAGATGGCGAATTCTTCGCCCCCAACGCGCCCGACTACATCGCGTTTGCGCTTGGTTCGCACCAGGACCTTTGCGATCTCCTGCAGCACCCTGTCTCCGACCTCATGACCATGGGCATCATTGATCGATTTGAAGTGATCGATATCGCATAGAATTAGCGAGGCGGTTACGCTACCAGACCGCCGAACAGCAGTTGCTATAGCGTCTTCGAAGCCACGGCGATTTAGGATCCCGGTCAGATGGTCAATATCCCGCTCATGGCGAAGGTCATCTATAACATCTGCGACGGATGCAGCGAGGATCGCCAAGGCAAACCCTGAGCCCAGCACTGCAAGTGAGAGTTGAAGCGCTTGCCAGAATACTGAATTTTCAAAGACCGCTGGGTCAATCGGCTCCGAGAAGCCGATTGTTAAAATAGTGCGGGGAAAAAAATGCAGGCCGAAAGCAAGCAGACTCCAGAAAAGGATACGGTCTCCCAAGCGCCCTCCTGCGAGACCTGACAAGCGATACGCTGCCACGAGAAGAATAATGCCATAGCCGAAATTCTGGATGTAAATCCGAGCTATCAGGTTTCGGTCAACGTAGAAGAAATACCAGAGCAGCCCCCAGAATACGACAAAAATCGCGATGTTTGCGCCGAGGCCAAGGCTTCTTTCGGAGCGCAAAAGAACACCTTCGACGGCCATCAAAACCGCCGTCGTGTACAGCGCTCCCGAAACCATCGCGTTGAGGCCAATATCCACAGGACAGTGGAGAATCTGGCTAGCAGCGCCCATTGCGAAGAGCATACACGCGCCGGCTAGCAGCAGGAGATAGTTCCGCTTTCGGTCGATCAACCATGCAGAGGCGAACGCAATCCCGAATACGACGAGTATTCCAGGACCGATTAAGGATAGGGTAATTCGGACGATGGCGGGATCCATACTATTGGTCTGCTGTCATTTTGTCAGAAATCGCACAAAGTGCGGCCGTATAAACGAAATTTTCCGTTAAATTGCAAATATCCGTGGCGCCCTGTGAGCGAATGGAAAGAGATTTCAATCTGATTGGCGGAATGGGCAGTAGAAAAGAAGGCCAGCGTTCTGATGCTGGTGCGCCCGACGACTATGTATTCCCGGGCGCGCCGATAGCCTTTGTGAAGCCGATGGTGGAAGGCGCAGAAGAAGTCATCCGCAATGCCACTACGCTCGGGCCACAACGCGGCAGTTCGGCGGCGGTGGCGCTGAACGTCTGGTAGCCATTGGATAGACGGCCTCGACATCGAGCGTTTTATGAGGCTCACGGCTTGGCGTTATCGTCCGGATTGCCCCTTCTGGCCCATATGATGCGGCACGCCTCGTCAATCTACTCATCTTCATCAAAATCAGCTAGCGTTTGCTATCTCAGGGAACCCTGTCCGACCGCTATAGTGAGCGCAGGGAGACAGCGGCGAAGGTCGAAGAGCGTGTTAAACTGGCGGCCATGTGAGACGCCACGGCGGGACGAAGCAGTCCCGCGCTTGAGCGCCATCAAAGAGCAGACTTACATCTTGTGTAGTATCGGGAAAGGAGAACTCTCATGCGTGGATTTGTTGATGATATCGAAGAACTGACCGAGGGGAATACGGATTTCCGCCGTGTGCTCTACACAGCGAAAAACATGCAGCTCGTGGTGATGGCCCTTGATTGATGGGGTGGTAAGCAAGATCAAGTCCGATACGGCCATGATCGTACCCGCTGGCGCGCGGCACAATGTGAAGAACACAGGCGACAAGCCGTTGAAGCTTTATACGATCTATAGCCCCCCGGAGCATGTTGATGGCGTGGTTCACCCAACCAAGAGCGATGCCGATACTGACCATGAGCACTTCGATGGAAAGACAAGCGAAGGGTAG